TCCATAGCTATTAGATAATCTCTGTGTTCTTTCACTTGAGCATATAGGTATGGTTGCTCGTGTGCCATGTCTAAAAAAGCTGACATCATAGTAGCTACATCAACAATGCCATTAATTATAGGCTCAGGTAAATTGTGTTCAGGAGATATAGCTATAGAAACATCTGTTTCGCCTTCCCATTTTTCAGGGTCTTCATAATTTTTTGGACTTATAACTATCGCTATTTCGTTATCATCTAAGCCATGCCCCATCAGTTTTTCCTCTTTGTTTTTAATTCTATTCGCTTAACTGTAATCTCTTTGCCTTTTTCTTTTAACCACTCTTCAGGTATCACACGCTGCGCCCATTGAAACTTGTGCTGCTCACACCAATGACAATACCTAGACTTAGCACCCTTGTATAACTTAGCATTTGCATTACTAAATACAAACCGTATGTCTAACTCAGGATGCTGTCTCTGTATCTCACGATGCTTACGTCTGTCTGCACTATCAAAGATACCCTTAGTCTCAATGATAATACCATTGTCTAACACAAAGTCTGGTGTGTAGGTACGATAACGTAGATCCTCCCACTCAACCTTTAGTACTTCGTATCTGACTTTCTTCTGTGTCTTACGCAAGTACGCAGCAACCTCTTTCTCTAGGCCACTGCGATACCTACCTTTGTTATGCCTCCGCATACTCAGGACTCAGTAGAACGTAGTCTACTATGGGTGGGTTTGCAGCGTTTGACTTTACAGCTTCACGAGTTTGTAAGCTAGGCCAACACTTGTGTTTATAAGAACAGAACCCACACTCTGTGCCAAGCTTTAGATTACCAGTTAGTTTACGGTAATGTGTCTCTGGCACTGGCTCAAAGCAACGGTCAAAGGGTTTATCCTCATTGATGTACCCCACCGTTTGCTCAATGCTATCCATCACTTCAGCCTTATCTACGGAGCTTGCATCAACATACTTAAACTCACCATTAGCTTTATTGACTACCCACCAACCACCTACATCTAACTCTGCAGCTTCAGCATATCCTACTAGTTGAGATACATAACCAAAGCTGTCACTCTTAGCTAGGGTTTCTAGAGTGTTGAACTTGTTCTTGTATGACCAAGGCGAAGCTGACTTAACATCATCCACCTTACCATCAAGTACCATGTCGTACTCACCATTTATTTCTGTGCCATCCTTTAGCTTAAGGGTGACATTATCGTTGTCTTTGAAGTCTACCTCAGCAGCACGAAGAAGACCCTTGAACACTGCTTCCACAATATCACCAATGATCATGTTCATTAAGAAATGGGGGGGCAGTGGTGTCTTATCTTCAGGGTCATTCTTCTCAAACCATAGCTGACAAGTAGGACGCCCAATGTTGGACATCCTTAGTCTAAACTTGTCACGAGGTCCACTGCTGAACTGCTTCTCTAGTGCAGCCTCAACATCAACAGCAACTTGCTTACGTATGTTTTCAGCCATACTTGTCTCACCCTTTACAGCTTTGCTAAGGTATTCAAAAACAGCTAGTTCAGCAGGGTGGTTCATTAGTCTACCTCTTCTACGTTGACGAACTCAGCCACAATAGCAGCATCATCATCAGAGATAGTCTCCTTATTCTTTTCATCCCACTGTTCTAAGATGTAAGAGTTTTGTGTAGTGATGTACGCTAAGAATTTATGTAGAGTGTCCTGATCTTCATGTTGTAACTCTACCTTATCACCTGTCTCTAAAGTTATGACTGCAAAATTGTTACCAGTTTTATTGTCAATTATTTTAGCACCTAGATTCAACATACACTGTATAGGAAGTATGTTCTTACGTCCTAGTGCATTGACTGTTAAATCTAAAGACTTAATGCTTGAAGGAGGTACTTCAAAAGAGAAAGGCATAGTAGTTATATCATCTACTGGATTACCTGCTTCATCAGTAACACCTGTTGCAGTCAACTCCCCAAAGAGAATCTTCTTACGTTTAATACTACGAATCAAATCCTTTGTCTTTTCAGGTACGCTATCCCAATCTTCAATATAACCTGATGGTCTACCTAAATTAAATGTACCTACGTTATCTTTGAGATCACCCTTGAGATCGTTAGCCATAACTGTCTTCATCATCATCTCTTCTTTGGCATCCCACTTTGACCACTGCTGTCGGATTGCAAAGATACGTATGGTAGGACTAGTTGCGTAAACAACATCATCCTCACCTCTTGTAATCTTATATGCACCTGCAGGTACAACCTCAGTCTTGATAGGCTTACCGTTAACTTCAATCTCACCCATGATGGCTGTGTGCATCAAGTTTACTCTAGGTAAAGCGGAACTCTTTCTTTCACCGTCACCGCTTTGAATAGTTACACCTACTGCCTCCGCAAGAGACATACCTAAATCGTTTTGTATCGCTAGTTCTGTATTCATTGTTTTACTTACTTTCTTTTAAAGTTAAAGATGGTTAGTTATACTCTAAACGTCAACTGTGTCAAGCCAATTCTTTCCTATTTTAGCTTCTAATAATAAAGGCACATTCATTTCTACATCGTATGCGTCTTTTATAACACAGTTTAGATTAGCATTGATAGTCTCAACAATAGCCAAGACTTTTTTTACTTCGTCAGGGTGTACATCTATTACCATAGAATCGTGTACTGTGTTGACTAAGCATGATTGTAAAGGCTTAAGTAGCTTCTCAAACTCTAGTAGTACAACAGGTACTATATCACCTGTAGCAAAGCCTTGGACAGGGTAGTTCTTTATCATCGTGAAGTGTGATACACTACCATTTGCTCTTCGGGTAACACCAGGAAATGCGTACTGTCTTCCACTTTTGTTAGTAATCTTTTCAAAGCGTACAGCCTCATCTCCTAGCTTTTCATGCCACGCAGCTACACCCTCATACTTCTCAGTAAAATGTTTGTAGTATGCGGCTACAGCCTTGGGTCTACCATACCCTGTCGCACCAAAGAGAGGGGCGAAGGTATGCTCTTTTGCTGCCTGACGCTCTGTAGGTTGCCCTGCATCACTGATAACCTTTGCCGTGTAGGAGTGCACATCAAATCCTGTTTCTATCTCCTGCATAGCTGTACTGTCCTGTGAGAGGAATGCAGCAACTCTGAACTCCAATTGAGCAAAGTCACACTCACATATCTGCCCACCTTCCCATCGTGATATAAACACACGCTTCACTGGGAATGTCCCTCCTCTTGGCATGTTTTGCATGTTGGGATTTCGTCCAGAAAATCTACCTGTACTGGTAACACTTTGGGTAAGGTTAACGTGTAGGAATCCGTTGGGCTTGGTGAATATACTGATACCATCCACGAAACTGCTAAGGTAACTACTAATAGCAGACAGACGCTTAAGGTCAGTAAGGAAATCAAGAGCAGACTCCATGCGCTTACTTGTAGCGGTAGCCATAAGACTTTCAAGGTTACCCTTACTAGTACTGAAACCATTTGCACTTATCCATTTCTTGCTTGGCGCAGAGAAACACAACCCTGCTACTTGTTTTGTTTGTGTTAATATATATGCTTTACCGTCACACTTTTTACATATGTTTGGTATCTTGTATAGTGTGCCATCTTTTCTTGTCCTCCAAATTCTACCACCACCGTTACAGTTAGTACAAGTAGATGCTTTAGTCTTTCTAATGATAGAACTGTTTGCTTCTATTGCTTCTTCAAACTCCTTCTTTGTTTCAGTGTAGTCAAACAAGTCAGCCCATTCTTTCTTGTTGTGCACACGTCTACTAAATATAACCTGTGATGCTTGCTCAGGACTATTGAGGTTGATAGGTGTGTCACCCATAAGCTCACGAGTCTTGCGCTGTAGCCTATCTTCTATCTCAGCTTTCTCTTTCTCAAACTCTAGTCGGACTTGCTGAAGGGTACTTCTGTCCACACGGATTCCTGACATATACATTCTGGTGAGGGCTTTACAGGTACGGAAGGTAATGTCTCTAACTCTATGTAAGGACTCTGCTTCTGGCTTGGCGTAGTCTTGTTCCAAGGCAAAGAACAACTCACGAGTAATGTTGAGGTCACTCCTAAGATAAAAAAGAAGCTCTTGTAAAGGTATCTCATTGGTGTTGTATCCTTTCTTGTAATACTCTTTGAGAGTGTCTTGCTTTTGGTAATTCAATTGTCTTCGTTCAGCACAAGCCTCAAGACTTATAGGTTCTTTCTGCCCACGTTGCAGTAGATACTCAGCTAACATTGTGTCATAGATGTCACCGTCATACTTAAAGCCTGACTCCCACAACCACATCAAGTCATGCTGTGCATTGTGCATGATAAGTAAAGTTGTATGATCTAGTAGAATCTGTATGTTTCTAAATCTTGATCCACCTACGTCTTGATCTTCATTATGATTAAGTGTGAATAAGTGTGTCTCTTCTACGTTATCTACGTTCTGCACACCCACTTGAACGAGTTCTAATCCTGGTTCAAACGGATCAAGTATGTTCTTGCCATCTCGTTTAATGATTGTGTTTTCTACATCAAGTACAAGTCTCATGCTAAGTACTGGCTCCTGTCTCCATCTAACTCACAATGAATAGTACCATGCCATCCACCCTTGAGTTTATTCTTGGCTATACAAAGATGTCTCTGATTACTCTCCTCTTCATCTTGCCCCTCAACCACTCTGTTCTTTGATATAAGTATCATCAAGTCAGCCTCTGCTGCTTTACCAGTGCGGCTACCCTCAAGCATTGATTGATCAGGATGCACCAAACCTTCTGCTGCTGCGCTTAACTGTGACATCCATATCATTGCACACTTGTATTGCTTGGCTATGTTACGTGCGTGTATCGCAGCTTCCTTGAGATATACGTCTGACTTATCTGTTGTCTTGTTAGCAAACTTGTCACCCATATCAAGCACTACAATGTCAGGTTCGTAAGCCTTGATGATAGCCTCAACCCATGCCATGTCTTTACCTGTGCTGTCTTTGATAAAGACGTTTTTACTTATTGGATCGTAGCGTAGTGCAGCCACTGCCATGTTAGTCTTAACTTCATCCATGCTCATACTTGTAGCGGCACTGAGGTATCTTGCACCTACACGTTCATAGCTTTCTTCATTACACAGTATCATACACTTAGCACCCTGCTGTGCAAAGCCATCAGGTGCAGCTATCGTACTAGCGTGAAAGCTAGTCTTACCTGTGTTAGGTCTAGCACCCACAACAACCAAGTGTCCTGCGCTAATACCTTCTGTCCTACGTTTAAGTGTAGGTATGTTCCACTTCCATTGTGACTGTATGTCATTAGCCTCAAGCAAAGTCTCAATGCTTATATCATCCCACTCTATCTTAAGGTTAGGCATAAAGTCATCTTGATAGTTGGTCAGCAGCTTACGTAGTGGCTCTAGGCTAGACTCTGTACCATTAACATAATCAAACCCAAGGTTAGCAATCTCTTCACCTACTACTTGTTGAAATAACTTAGACAATACATCATCAGCTATCTCTTTAGATAAAGGGTTTTCTCTAGCTACCTTACGAAACAATTCACTGTACACTTGCTTGTTAGCAGTAGTCATACTGTTGTTATTAGCTAAGAACAAAGCTTCTAACTCAGAAGGAGAAAGACTTTTATCATATGTATTCATAGCATAATCTAAAGTCTGTTTAATCTTACGTGCATCCTTACTGAATATCTTATCAGGGCAACGTATACCCTTATGATTATCGTAAAACTCTTTGTCCAACATAGTGCGGATCAATGCTAGTTCCATCATGTTTGTCTCCTCTCTCAATCAAAGTTCTCCTCCTTCATGGGTATATCCCATGTTATAAACTTTATTCAACTCTTCATCAAACTTCTTGTCTGACTCATATCTCTTACATGCCTCTAGCACTTCGTCTACTGTCAAGTCAACGTAGACTTTACCTAGCAGCGTACTCTGCAAATCAATTATTGCTGTCTTTGGCATTTGTATCTCCTTGTATGCACGTTAGCCTTACTCCCACTCTACTCTCTGGTGTCATTGAATAGTACAACATATCATAGTTATTGAAGCATTGATACATATCATCATACGTTCCTATCTTTCTGACTTCTGGCTCACCATTGAACAACCATATGAATACTAACGTCCACATCAGCCATAGTCCCTCCTATACTTCTTAGGAAAGTTTTCTATGTTCATCCCTCTGTTAACTTGTTCTGCTGCCCACGAGTAATTTACATTAAAGTGTCTCGCTGCATCAGCTATACTCTTGAAGTCTTTGCCGTGTAAGCGACAGGCTCTACCTCTCTGCTGTTGCGTTGGCTCTACCTTGATACGGATATGGCATGGTACATTCTTTGGTTGCATTACTTGTCTCCTATATTTCTTGGTGCGTATACTTCACCGTTGTATTGACTACCTGTTTCATTATCTACTCCAAAGTTGAAATACGCTAGTATAACTAGCAGTGCCATTATCCAGTAGAAGGTAACCTTCACCCACTTGATAAAGCCTTCGTATGTTTGTTTAGCTTCTAGTTCTGCTTCTTGACTTGGTGTCATTAGTTTGTCTCCTTATGTTTCTTAATATATTTAACAGCTTCTTCTAGTCGTTCAAGGCTGTCGTTGAATGATCCTAAACCAGTGTTGCAATGATGACACAACCACCCTCTAAATGTGTTGGTGTCGTGGCAATGATCTAGCACCCATGACTTTAACTTCTTTTGTTTCTTCCTCCCTAGTATTGTTATATCTCTATTACATATGGGACAGCAGTAGTCCTTATCAGGATAAGCATTCTGACTCTTAAGTGTTTTGATTACTGCTGAGTGTCCCTTGATACAAGACTTACATATTCTTTTATATTCAATAACTCCTGACTTATATATTATGCTAGTAAAATTAGAGTAGGGCTGAGATACTCCACACTTGTTACACTCAAGCCCATCATTATATACTTGCTCATCTTCATCAAAATCAAATAGCTTTAGCTGCTCCTCTTCATTCATAGGATTTCCTCTAGCTTAACTATGTCTGCCTCTACTTTATACTTGATGTCATCGTAAAGTCTTAACGCTATAGTCTCTAACCCTGTGTATGCTTCTATCTCTCTCTTGTACTCTAGTGTTTTATATGCAGCGTCAGGATCTAGTGCCACTATGACCTTGTAAAAATTATCTAAGTGTTGCATATTAGATACACTGAATGACGTACCCAGTATCGCCAAACCTGTTAAACCAGGAAATAGTTTAGCTGCTACAGTTGCACTAATAACATCTTCTACTACTATCACTACGC